TACCTTGTGTACGCCCTGGTCCGTAGCTTTTTCTTTTACAACTTCACGCTCACCTGAAACGCTCACTTTGTAAATATGTGAATATTTCGAGTTATTGTTCCTGCTTATCAGGAACTACCTTTGATTCCTATGGAATCGCTTTATGTACTCTTATCTAGTCTTTTGCTTCATTTTGAAGCGCTGCCCTAGTCAGCTCTACGAGCTTCCTTTCGGCACACTTCGACCGCACCGGCTTGATAGTGTCCTACCGCGCTGTCCTAAGGTATGAAGTCATGGTTCGCCCTGACCTGGGTACCCTTAGCTCGGGAGCTATCACTTGGAGACGTGTAGTTGCCAGGCCTGACACTACACCCGGCAAGCCTCTGTCCGTTCTTTGAACGTTGATTGACATGCCCCGGATCAAGTCTTACGGCGTTCATGACATCGATGGCGCAAACCCCCTGCTTCCCGACTGATTCGACCGCCACGGTACACCCCGCTTTCCGATCTCTGACTACTGAGCAAGTTGAATTCTTGCTCACGTACGACGTTATCGAGACTCGGCACTTCGTAAACCAGCTTCCCGAATCCATCTTCGTCTTCGAATTGATTTCCTCTCCGGATTTCATCGATGGCGATGCGTTCGCTCGGCTCACCGTAGACAACGACGACGTAGTTCGGACCCCCACCATGCAAAATCACTTCGGTGCTGACCATGAAGGATTCAAAAACTTCATGTTCAGCTTCGTCTTCATCCAGTACGTCACTCAACTGCGTACTGCCCTCGGACAACCACTTGGTCAACCGCAAGGCATCGGAAGTTTCTTCTCAGATGCCGCCGCGACATCGGCTAACATAGCCACGGCCTCATCCGCCCTCTCCTCGCCCGACTTCACCGCCGCTGTTGGATCATTCGCTCAACGTCTCGACATTGTAGCGCGTGCTTTCAACGGCGTGTCCCTGGCCCTCGAACAATTTGCAAAAACCGGCTTGCTGCTTATCAGCAAGCTCATGGACTTCCTCCTCATCATCTACGATACGTTCGTAGCCTTCTTCTGCGGCTCTACCGTATATTCCCTCGGCTCGATCCTCTTTCGCATCCTCAATCTTTTCGGACTCCCCGCAATCTCACTCACCCGCTTCCTCTCTTGGCTCACTTCTCTCACCCGCCTAGACGTGTCGATTCAAATTCAGCAGACACGTCAAGTCCCTGAGACACACTCGGCCCCGGATCCCGAAGCACCACAACTCTTGGGTGAAGCCCAAGGCCGCCCGAAACCACCACACGACGACTCCAGAGAACGCACTCTCAGCGCTGCCTTCATTGGCATTGTTGGAAGTGCGCTCACCGGGCAACTTCCAGATCCGGAAGTTGTTCGCGAAGTCAACGGCGTTTTTCAACTCCGCCGCTCTGCTCGCGAATTTGCCCGCGACACGTTCAACGACGCCAAGTCTTTTCTCGTCTGGATCTGCTCTGCACTTCCTGACTGCGTTAATTCTTGGCTCATCCGCCTGTCACCGCTACAATCTCTTCGGAATCTCATCACCACCAACGGTCCACTTCGTGCGCTCATCTACGAAGTCGCTTCTTACAACAACATCTTGTCTGAACAACGCGCTTCGTACGACACTGCCTTCCGCTCGCGCATTTTCGAACTTCACTCTCAATACACCACCACCTGCGTTGAACTTGGCCTCGAAAACGCGCCCGTCTCGAAAACACACGCTCTGCACGAAATCGGCAAAACGATAGACAACCTCTATCGAATTGCCGACATGTCACGTACATGTCCAGTCTTCCGCAAAGAACCCTTCGTCATTTGCCTTTTCGGCAAACCTGGCGTCGGCAAGTCGGTTCTCGGACCGATTCTTTGCCAAGACCTCACGCCCGTCGAATTCCTCAACAACGCCGTGTACAACCGGAATCCCACCATTCCGTTCTTCGAAACGTACACCGGCCAGTACATCACGTACTACGACGACGCCGCACTCTTCTCTGACATGCCGCAAGACGGTTCTGGTGACTTCGGCGAGCTTCTCGCCATGAAGTCATCAGCACCGCTGGAACTTAACTGCGCCTTTGCCAACAAAGGCAAGAAGTTCTTCAACTCGCGCATGATCATCTGCAACACCAACATGGCTTATTGGCACCCGAAAGGGATTGCCGATAACCTCGCCATGAACCGACGACGCGACATACTCATCTCCGTTCGCATCCTGGAAGAGTTCGCTCTTCCGGACGGACGAGTGAACGTGGACAAGATCGACACCACATCAGTCGAATCTCGCTTCGCTCACTACCGCTTCGACATCTGCCACTCCACCGACGAGACTCGTGGTCCAGCTGCTCCGCTTCAAGCCAATCTGACTTACCCGGAACTGCTCGAACTGCTCGTAAAGCGCTACAAAGCGCACTACGCATCAGAAACTGCGAAGCTTCTTACGTACGAGACCAATCTCGCAGCCCGTATGCGAGAGCCGACATTCACGCAAGCACAGCTGGACGGCATCAATCCATCGATTGCCGCTGTACAGCCTACGCCTATGCTCATCCCGCTCAAGCCTAGCTACGCCTGGATCAAGTGCAACATTGCACGAGTTTCTGGCGAAGCCCAAGGACTTGGCGACTGGGTCTGGAACCATACACCTGGTTTCAAACCGCAGAACACGCTTGCGTCACAGCACACCGCACACTGCATCGACGTCGGATACATCGCCGACACACGCCCGCAAACAGACGATCCTAACACGCGACCGGACAAGAATCGCGCGGTTTGTTCCGCTTATGCCCTTCGGCATGATGCGAACCTTCCACGCTATCAGTCCGTGCACGACATCAACATCGCCTTACGCGACGTCACCGATCGACAGTACGCTCTGCCATTCGTCACCTTTCAGAACGATGCCACACGCGTCGTTGCTGAAAGCGCACTCGCTAAGCTTAAGCAAATGCTCCACGAAGACCTTGAGGCGCTCGCGCACCGCAATCTCTTCGTTGCTGCATACATCGAACGCTCTGAGCTTATCACAGCACTCCTCTCCATCACAGGAGTCGCATTTGGCGCATACTTCATCTACAAGGGAGCTAAACGCTTCGGGAAACCGGACGCGGACTCTCTTCCTTGCGAAGAAGCCGGCGCCAAACACGAATTCGACGAAAACGGCGAATGCGAATGGTGCGGAGAAATCCAAGCCATCATTCCATCCGGCGCCAACGTCGATCGGAAACGCACCAAAGTCCAAACGACTCTGAAAGGAAAACGAGTCCGACCTTTAATTAGGCCGGCTCGCACTGCCGGAGTCGTTCAAGGACTCACCGACGTCACGCGACAAGATCTCACGCTCGAGACCATCATCACACACCGCGTTGATCCATCTTTCGCGTGTATCTACACCAAATCATCAGACGATCCACACTGGCACTACCGCATGTCCGCTTACTTCTTTTGTGGGAAGGCCTTCATTGCGCCTTCTCACTTCATGTTGCAAAACGGACACATGCTCACCACCGGCGATCTAATGCTTATCCTTACTGCCACTGGCTGCCCGTACATCGACGTGTTCGAAGATCGGCGTCTCTGCCTTTTTTCGACTCACGACGTGTGCGTCTACCAGTGCAGTGGAGCTGTTCGCAGCTTCAAGGACAACATCAAGCATTTCATCTGCGACGACGATCTGAACTATCACCGCAACATCCGTGCCCAACTTCGGATGTTCAAGCCTGTCGAGCTCATCATCGACAGTGACGAGAAACTCTACACGAGCCTACCCGCGAACTACCACACGCGTGAGGTCCCTTTGGCCGAGCAAGTAATTGCTCGTTCTGAAGACGACCCCATCGACATGTGGAACCTCGGCGAGGTAGCTCAACCGGACGGAACGTATCTCACTTTGCGACACTACCTCTCTGAGGCTTGGCGTTACACCACGCCAACGTATCGCGGAGACTGCGGATCCATGCTGCTCATCGACGACACGTACTCGCAAAGGAAACTTTGCGGTATGCACGTCGGTGCAGTACCGCAGAAGAACGTCTACTACTCGGAAATCATCACACAGGAGTTCCTACTCGCTGCGCTCGCAGAAATCCGAGAACGTCCCGGAAACGAAGACATCATCAACGTGTGCAACTTGCCACCAAGACTCGCCCAACGAGTTGACGGTCAAGCCGTACACGATGCCAAGACACCAGTCCCTGGAGGTGCTTTCGAATACCTCGGGACAATCCAAGCTGGCTACGAGAATCGCATGGTCGGCGGCACAAAAATCCGCACGTCCATCATTCACGGAGTCGCTTATCCACCTGTCACCGCGCCTGCAGTTCTCTCGCAGGCCGACGCACGCATGACTGCCGAAGACCGTGCTATTGCCCACCGCAACATCGAAAAGTACGGCAAGGCACCAGTGCCTTTTCCACTCGACTTGTACAAACAAGTACACGCCTCTCTCCTTGAGGACGTCGAGTCATGGAAACCGACCGGTCCCCGACGATTGCTTACTCTTGAAGAAGCAATCGCCGGCATACCAGACGCCGAACACTACGACGCCATCAATCCGCAGACTTCTGCCGGCTTCCCTTATTCTAAGTGGAAACGCCCTGGCACCAAAGGTAAGGAGTCATACGTCGAGTTCAACGAAGCTACACAGCTTTGGCAGCTCGTCGACTCTCCTCTTGGACGAACTCTGCGACAGGACATCGAAACGCTCATCGACAAAGCCAAACGCGGAAAGCGCGTTCCATCCAACTGGACTCCGGTCTTGAAGGACGAACGCCGAGCGTTGGCGAAAATTGCCGCAGGGAAGACTCGCATCTTCACTATGAGCAATCTCGCCTTCGTTCTTGCTTTTCGCATGTACGGACACGCCTTTGCCGCGGCTTTCTACAAGTCGTGGTATCACTCCTTCTCGGCTGTGACCATCGATCCGTACAGCGCAGATTGGACGCACCTTGTGCACCAGCTGCAACGCGTTTCTTCCATCGGCTTTGCAGGCGACTACTCCAACTACGACGGAACACTTCCACCGCAAATCCACGCATCTCTTCTAGATGCCGTCAACCACTGGTACAACGACGGACGCGAATCCGCAACGGTTCGTGCCACGCTCATGGACGAGACTTGCCACTGCATTCATCTCCTAGGCGACGTACTTTACGCAACAACCCACGGGAATCCTTCGGGAAACCCGTGGACGGTCATCATCAACACCTGGGCTGGCGAATTCTTCCTTAGACTTGCTTGGCTGGTGCTTGCACCAGTGCCACTTAAATCCATCGTACACTACAAAGCAAACGTATCCTCCAAAATCTACGGCGACGACAATATCGTCGCCGTCTCACCGGAAACAATCAGCTTCTACAACCTTATCACGGTATCCAACGTACTCGCGCAATACGGCATCACTTACACGATGCCCGACAAAATCTCCCTCCCGCAACCGTACGCCCCGATCCCCAACTGGACTTTCCTCAAGAACGGCTTCCGCAAGGACGGCTTCTTCTACAAGGCAATGCTCGACGTGAACACTATCCACGAACTCACCAACTGGATCCACGCCACCGACGAACCAGTTGAACAGTGCGTCTCGAACATCCAAGTCGCACTTCGCATGGCATACTTCCACGGCCCGGACTACTTCCGAGCGTTCCGCAAGAACGTTCGGGAAGCGCTAGCCACCGTAAGCCAGTTTCCAACTCTCTGGACTTACGAAGAGCTAGACACCTTGTTCGCTTACAACAACGGACAACTCAGTGCTCCCCGATCACTCACTATCGGAGAGACTCAAGGCATCAGTGAGACACCGACTGCTTCTACTTCCCGGAACATTGTACATTCAACCGAACCGTCACTGGTAGATTTCCGCAGCGCCAACCCGAACTATGAAGTCATGGTACGCCCTGACCTGGGTACGTTCGGGACGGAGTCCACCACTTGGAGACGCGTAGATGCCAGGTCTGACACTACGCCCGGTAAGCCTCTGCCCGTGCAATGCACGTTGATTGGCACGCCCCGGATCGAGTCTTACGACGTTCATGACGCAGAAATGGCGCAACCGTCGCACACGCCCACGCCCACCTTTCGCAACGACGCCGAAGACGCACAAGCCTACTTTCGGAAAGCTTTCGCCAAAAGCGATCGCTGGATCCGGAAGCAACAACTCGCTCGCAGACACGGAATCCGCTACGCAAACGACCGCTTCGGAATCAACGCCATCCTCGCTGCCACGCTCATGCTCAATCCCGGACTCGGACTCTTCGTTCCATTCTTGTGGCATGCTGCCTTCAACCTCGCCTCTGGCGAGATTGACGACTACACAACATGCTTCAATGAACAGGACGACGAGAGCAAGGAACGACACATGGAACATCTACTGGAACGAATTGGCGGCGACTGGGAACCTGATCCGCTCAACTTCGAGCAGCATCTCGTCATCCCAGACGCCCAACGACCGGAATACTATCCGCATCCCGTGCACCCTGGATTCCCTTGTCGCCGAGCTAACCGCCCGCGCACTTTGGAAATTCTAGGTGAACCGCAGGGAGTGGAAACCGCTCCAGTTGTTGTCGCCAATGCAGAACCACTCGTCGAAGACAGCACACCGCTTGACGCCGCTGCCGGAGTTGCCACGATCGGAGAAGCACCTGCCCTCGAAGTAATCGCTTCGGGTGGCAATGCCAAACCCGCATCTGGACAAGTCCGACTCGGAATGCCATGGACCTACGACATGGCTGTCGAGCGACGCACGCTCATCGCTACACTACAGTGGAACACATCTGACTCCGCGCTGAGCACCATCTTGAAACTCAGCCTTCCAAACGACATGGAAGTCAATCCACTGAACACACATCCGTTCAACACATACAACGCTTGGCGAGGTGACATCTCGCTGGAGTTCGACGTCGTCGGGAACGAGTTCTACCAAGGACAACTTCTCGTCGCGGCCTACCCCTTCGACACTAACCTCACCAGCGTGCTTACGCAACGAACAAGCCTCACGCAGATCGACCACATCATGCTTGACGCTAGCGGAATGAGCACGACCACCTTCGATTTGGCCTACACCAACATCATCAAGGCCATGTCAACTGGTCGAGTCAATCTCGACAACACCGCGCTCTTCTACTTCCAGATGTACACGCTCTACGTCATCGTCTGGTCTCCGCTCGCCATCGCATCAGGCACCGCATCTGCACTGACCATCAACGTTTACGGCCGCTTCAAGAACGCACAGTTCATGATTCCGCTCGGATCTCCGGATGTTGCACGCCAGCAACCCTCCGGAGTGAAACGACGGGAACACGGACTCCGCGATCTTGAAACACGCTCACGCCTACAACGCATCGAAGCTGACAAACTCCAAGCCGCCGCTTTCGCACCAGCGATTGGGCAGGCTCAGGGCAACACGTACAGCTCAGTCACCAACAACCTCGACCATGTCAACGGTTCGAGTGTGCCAACCAAAGTCACTGGCTCGACGATTTCACCGTCCCTTTCGGCAAGCATTCCTATGCCACCCGTTTTGGACCGACCCGCCTACACCGGAATGATCCCTGCGATCGTTCGACGTTTTGCATCCAACTTTGCAAACGTCAGCGGAGTCGAAGTCGTTGAACGCCTTTCGGACTATCCAAACAGCCAGTCGCTCACCACTCCCGACATCATGGAGCAGACAGCGGACGACATGACGTGGCCTTCGCTTTGCGAACGCTACTCTTATGTCGAAGATTTCACCATCACTTCCGCCAACACCGTGAACGACATTCTCACATCTGGCTACATCACGCCCTGCGAACAGCTTCTTTCCACCGAATACACGCCCGGATCTGTACTCAACTTCAGCATCATGGACCAGCAGGCCTTCAAACACGCGTACTGGCGTGGACGCATCCGTTATCGACTTACAGCAGTCATGACTGGATACCACTCGTTCAACCTACGAGTGTGCGCCCACTATCAAGACGTAGTCGTCCCTCTCACCATCGACGGCGCCACGTCCCAGTACTACAAGGACTTCCAGTTCGACGGACACGCGGGATCTCGAGTTATTGAATTCGAGTTCCCGTGGCTTTCGTTCACGGACTGGAAACGTGTTCCAACTGGCGGCCGGCAGACTGAAGACTTCCTCGAGTGCAGCCTTGGAATGTGGAGCATTCGCATGAACAGCTCGCTCACCTACACTGATCAGGTTGCCAACAATGTTTGGCTTTACCTCGAACAGTGCGGCAGCGACATGGAATTCTACTCATACGGACTCCATGACGCCATGCTCACATCGGGCAACACCGCCATTCCATACACACTCGGCGAAGCGCAAGGGGCCATCACCATCGGCCCCGAGGGTTCGGAAACGCCCAAGAACGTCAACGAAGTCGTTACCGAGATCTCCAAGAACCCGGCCGACATTCTTCGACGCCCTTGTGTTTTCGCCCTCATGCAATTCACTCCCCCCGCTACTGTCGATGCCATCTACGACAGCTACACCACACAGGCCATGATCCGCAACACGCCCATCCCTGGAGTTGTGAGCTACGGAGGCTCTTACATGACGAACGGCACTTCCGTAGTGCCTATCGCCGATAGAGTCGACGTTCCTTACATCACCACCGATCTTCACGAGCGTGACCGCCTCGCCACGGAGGCATGGAGCTGGCAGTACTGGCGTGGTAGCATTCGCTACACACTTGAACTGCTCAACCCCAATGCCTATCGTGGCTCTGCGGACACCGCCTATGCCGCCAACAACACGCTCATCGTTGAGGCCTGGCACGAGCCTAACTTCTTTGGAGGCTCGAAAGCATCGGACTTGGACACCACCAATCCACAGATTGGTGCCATGGCCATGATCGCATGCACGCGCATGAGTAGCCCGAATAGCGTTACATCTAACGGCTATCTCACCACCGGAACAACTGCTCGCATTCCAAATCCGGCTAAAGTCATTCTTAGCCCGGACGCGCCCATCGCAGTGCTCGAAGCGCCTTTCTGCGGCATCTACGACAAGATGTTCACGCAGTCTTACATCGGCTACTCCTACAAAGGCACTGTCAGCAACGCAAACGCCAGCGCGTACTACTCAGGCAAGGTCATCATCAGCGTCACGCAGATGGTGCCACCGGCTGCTTCTGGCAAATACAGAATCATGCCACCTGTGCAAATACGCGTCTCACGACACGCCGGCGACGACTTCCGATTCATGCGCTTCATTGGAGTTCCACCAACATACTGGAACTACTGGAAGCTTAGGGATCCGCACGGTGCTGGCACTTGGTGTATGCAACTCGAGCCTTCGCGTATGCGTTTCCATGCTTCTGCCTTCATTATTGCAGGCACTGCATTCGCATCGCTTAAGCCCGGTTCATCCGTCAAGCGCCCAATCCGTCGACAGCCGTCCGCCAACGAATCCGAATTCGAATACGTCGAGGACGAGAAGACGCGGCTGCGTAAGCGGCTGCAAGAGCTCGAACTCGGCGAGGCACAAGGAATCACCTATACGCCGCGTCAGGGTGCTCCGGACGTTGTTTCCATCAACAACGGTCCGCCCATCAATCTGGCACCCGGCGGCTATGCGGAATTCCTCACCAAATGGCGCGCAGGCATGGTCAACATCATCGACATTCCATGCGGCATGCCAGTCCCGACTTTCGACCACGTCACTCGTTTTGCACCAGACGAGACTGACGGGGTCCCAGTCGAGAGCTGGCGCCATCAACTTACGCTCGCCGTTCGCGAGAAATCCATCACTCGCTATGTTCGCGCTGGCACGATGATCCTTCCACAAGATCAGGTCGTCGCAGCTCGCGACACTCTACTCGAAGATCTCATCGAGTGGGCTGTCGTGAACCACAACGCCACGCAGAGCATCTATCAGCAGATCAACAACTGGCTGATAGCGAACGACGAACGGGCACAGAGAGCCGTTGCTTTCTCCGTGCTCAACGAAATCCAGCAACAAATCAGCGGCCTTGAGATCATCGTCACCGAACGCCCGCCGGAAGGTCCACAGGACGCACTGCAGTGGCCCGTCAGAGTAGAACTACGCTGTACGCACACGCAGGACGCTTCCTGGATCCATCAATCGACCACCGGGAGCAAGCACAGCAGCAAAAGAGATGCAGCTGCGCATGTTCTTGCGGCAGTTCGGCACGAATGCGCTCGCCGCGCGCAACCCGACGCCTAGAAAAGGCAACCGAGGCATGCTCCTTTCGCAGGGGGTGTCTCAACCGATGCAAGCTATAGCATCGTAACATCACTTTAGCTACGTCCGTTCCCCGTAGTGAGGATCTCTTCCTTAAAAACTCGGTCGGCCCCATCTTTAGAATCGAATGGTTTGAAGCCCATAATTCTTCTGGGAAGGCAATCGGAATAGAGCAA